TGGCGGACGATTCTTAGTTCGTAGACGTGCTGTACCTATACGCAATCCTGGCGAACTAACTACTCAGGATGATCTCTATCTGTTAACTCAAGATGGTAGAGGCATCTTAGTAGAACAAGAGGTTGTAGATCTACTTCAAAATATTACTACTCAAGACAATTTAACACTGCTAACTCAAGATGGTCGTGACATAGTAACCAATCAAAATCTTATTGATGATCTGCCGGGACTCCTAACTCAAGATGGTTTAGAAATGATAACTCAAAATGGACGGCATATACTTACTAATGTTGCTGATTAACACTTTTGATTTTGACATTGTAGCATATTCATGCAAAAATACATATAAATAATGTGAGGTTTCTCAGCAAACCGCAAAGGATATATTCATGGCTAACGTAAAGATTACAGACCTAACAGAACTTGCTGCTGCTGATGTAGCCGGAACTGATGTATTACCCATTGTGGACTTGGGCGCTGATGCTACCAAAAAAGTTACAATAGCTTCACTACAAACAGCAGTTGCTGCCGCTAACGATTTTGTAACATATACTAACATAACAGCCAATCTAGACATAGTACAAGACAATGTAGCTAGTGAGGCTACTGCTATTGAAGCTCGTCGTGTAGCCAACATTGCTGGAGCAGTTTCCACTATAACAACTGGTAATTTAGATACTAATCGTGCTCTTATTAGCGATGGTTCGGGAAAAGTTGCTGTATCGCCTGTAACATCTACAGAGATAGGATATGTTGATGGGGTTACTTCAGCTATTCAGACTCAGATAGATACTAAAATTGCAACCACAGATTCAGCTTCAAATGATTTTATTACTTATACGCAGCTAGACGCTAATATTGACGTTGTATCTGCTAATGCTACAGCTGTAGAGGTAAAACGCGTAGCCAACATTGCAGGTGCTGTATCTACAATCTTAACTTCTGATCTAGCTACTGGTCGTGCTGTTGTAACTACTAGTGATGCAGGTAAAATAGCTGTGTCAGCTGTTACCTCTACTGAATTAGGCTATCTAGACGGAGTAACTTCAGCTGTTCAGACTCAGATCGATACTAAGATAGCCACCACTGATTCAGCTGCTAACGATTTTGTAACTTTTACTATACTAGATGCTAATATTGATGTAGTTTCTGCTAATGCGACAGCTGTAGAAGCTAGACGTGTAGCTAATATAGCGGGTGCCGTATCTACAATTACCACAGCTGATCTAACAGCTTCACGCGCACTAGTATCTGATGGTAGCGGTAAAGTTGCTATCTCTCCTGTAACATCAACTGAGCTAGGATATGTAGATGGAGTTACCTCTGCTATCCAAACTCAAATAGACACTAAAATTTCAACTGCCGATTCTGCCTCAAATGATTTTATTACTTATTCACAGTTAAATGCTAATATCAACTTAGTACAAGATAATGTTGTAGCTGCATCAGGAGCAGCTGGTGTAGAAGTTAGACGAGTTGCAAACATTCAAGGTGCTGTTTCAACTATTACTACAGGTAATCTAACTGCATCACGCGCACTAGTATCTGATGGGTCTGGTAAAGTAGCTGCACTTGCTTCAGTTACTTCAACTGAGCTAGGATATTTAGATGCTACCTCTAGTGTGCAAACACAAATTGATTCTAAAATAGCTACCACTGCAAGTGCTTCTAATGATTTCGTGACATACACACGATTAGATGCTAATATAGACGTAGTTTCCGCTAATGCCACAGCCGTTGAGACTAAGCGTGTAGCTAATATAGCAGGCGCAGTATCTACAATTACCACTGGTAATCTTACAGCTTCCAGAGCTGTTGTATCTGATGGTTCAGGTAAGGTAGCTGTATCAACAGTAACTGCTACAGAGATTGGTTATTTAGACGGTGTAACCAGCGCTATACAAACTCAAATTGATTCTAAACAAGCTACCATTACTGGGGCAGCTACTACTATTGATGACGCTGATCTAACTGCTTCTCGCGCTGTAGTTTCAGATGGCTCTGGTAAAGTAGCGGTATCTGATGTAACGTCAACTGAGATAGGATACCTAGATGGTGTTAGCTCTGCTATCCAAACTCAAATTAACAATACCAATACTAATCTATCTGATAACTCTAGTCGGATAGCTAGTAATTTTAGTAATACTGCTGCTGTAGAAGCTAGAAGAGTAGCTAATATTGCTGGTGCTGTATCTTCAATTACTACAGGTAATTTATCAGCTTCTAGAGCACTAGTAAGTGATGGTAGTGGAAAAGTTTCTGCTTCAGCTGTTACTTCAACAGAACTTGGTTACGTTGATGGAGTTACCTCTGCTATCCAAACTCAAATAGACTCTAAGCAGGCTACTATAACAGGAGCAGCTACTACTATTGATGATGCTGACTTAACTGCTTCTCGTGCAGTTGTTAGTGACGGATCTGGTAAAGTAGCGGTATCTGTAGTAACTAGCACAGAAATTGGTTATCTTGATGGTGTTAGTAGTGCTATACAAACACAATTAAATACAAAAGCTCCTTTAGCTGGAGCTACATTTACTGGTCAAGTAAATATGAGTGATGACTTAGTTGTCACAGGTAACTTAACAGTTAATGGCGACACTACAACTGTTAATTCAGAAAATAAAGTAATTCAAGACAGATTTATCATGCTTGCTAATGCTGTATCAGGTGCTCCTAGTGCAGATGTTGGTATATTCTTTAATCGTGGTACTTCTGGTAATGCAGCTCTCTACTATGATGAGTCAGTTAAGTTCTTTACACTATCCGAAACTAGAGATCCTGACTCCAATATTGCTATTAGTCCTACTGGGGCTGCTAATTTAGCTGTAGGACAATTTACTGCTACCTCAGTTAAATATAATGGTGCAGACTTAAATACTGCAATTACAGATAACCGTTCGGGTGCTGTATCTACTGTTTATAAAGACAATTTAACAGCTTCTAGAGCAGTAGTCTCTGATGGCTCAGGTAAGATTGCAATTTCTGCAGTAACTAGTACCGAAGTTGGTTATTTAGACGGCGTAACTTCCGCTATACAAACACAAATAGACTCTAAACAAGCTACTATAACTGGGGCAGCTACTACTATTGATGACGCTGATCTAACTGCTTCTAGAGCAGTAGTCTCAGATGGAAGCGGTAAAGTAGCTGTGTCTGCTGTAACTTCAACAGAAATAGGTTATCTAGACGGTGTTACTTCCGCTATTCAGACTCAGATTAATACTACTAATACTAATCTATCTGATAACTCTAGTCGTGTAGCTGCTACTGTAACCGAAACTACTGCTGTAGAAGCAAGAAGAGTAGCTAACATTGCTGGAGCTGTATCTAGCATAACCACAGGTAATCTTACTGCTAGCCGTGCTGTAGTATCCGACGGAAGTGGCAAGGTCGCTGCTTCAGCAGTCACTGCTACAGAACTTGGCTATGTAGACGGCGTAACCAGTGCTATCCAGACTCAGATTGACTCTAAACAAGCTACTATAACTGGGGCAGCTACTACTATTGATGATGCTGATCTTACAGCAAGTAGAGCTTTAGTATCTGACGGTTCAGGTAAGGTAGCTGTATCTGCAGTAACTTCAACTGAGGTAGGTTATCTAGATGGCGTAAGTTCAGCTATTCAGACACAACTAAGTGCAGGGGTTACCGAATCTACTGCTATAGAAGCAAGAAGAGTTGCTAATATTGCTGGGGCTGTATCTACAATTACTACAGGCAACTTAACAGCTTCTCGTGCATTAGCTTCTGATAGCTCTGGTAAGGTTGCTGTAGCAAGTACTACTACAACAGAACTTAATCAACTTAATGCTATTACTAGAGGTTCTATTATATATGGTAATGCTTCGGGTGCTACTGCTAGATTAGCTGCTGGCGGTGCAGATACGGTATTAACAAGTGATGGGACTGACCTTTCTTGGGCAGAACCAGCTGGTGGTGGGGCTATGGGCTTTACTACTAATACTACAATTGCTGATCCTCCTGGTACCGTAAATACTGACTTAGGTGATTTAACTTCTGGCTTTGATGCTTTTGGTATTAGAAATTCCCCTGCCTATGACTTAATGGAACCTCATGGTAGATCAGTATCTCTAGATTTAGGAGCCTTATAAATGAGTAGTAAGGAAAGGTTATCATGACTACAAAAGTTCATTCATACTTAGGGGGTCTAGGAATAGATGCCACAAATAAATTTACATTAGCTTCTAATGCTACTGTGACAATAGGTAATGGTACTTCTACTGGTAACGTACATGTAGGTGGGGAAGTTGCTGCAACAACCTTTATAGGTGATGGTAGTTCTTTAACAGGTGTTGAAGCAGGAGTCGGATATACTAATTCATCTACTTCTGTAGTTCCAGGAACTACTAATACTGATTTAGGTAACTTAACTGATACCTCAGAAGATGCTTTTGGTATAGCAAGTATAACTAAATATGATTTAATGGATCCTATTGGTTCTTTAGTAACTTTAGATCTGGGCGCATTCTAATAAATAAAATATATTGACGCTAAATAATAAATATGGTAAAAAGGTTTTTATAACCTTGACAAAATAGGCACACTTGATTGTGCAGATAAATAAGGAGCGATAAATGGCTACAGCACTACAACTTAGGAGAGGTACAACCGCACAGAACAACTCATTTACGGGTGCTGCTGGCGAACTCTCATACGATACTGCAACCGAAGGGTTGATAGTACACGATGGATCTACAGCGGGTGGATTCGAAATTGTTCCGTCAGGATCAATTATAGCTTTTGGTGGGGCAGCTGCTCCAGATGCAGGTTGGTTACTCTGCGACGGGTCTAATGTAAGTAGAAGTACTTACGCACGTCTATTTGCAGCAATATCTACTGCTTATGGGACAGGTGATGGCTCAAGTACTTTTGGTCTTCCTGATCTTAGAGATAGAGTGTTGCTCGGTAAAGGTTCTAACAATGGTACTGTTGGTACAGAAACCGGCTCTGTTGCTGCATCAAGTGTTATTACCAACGCTACGAATACCACAGGAACAGGTACTACAGGATCTACAACAGCTGGTAGAACAAATACAACAGGAACTTTTGCTACGTCAGCAAAAGACTCTGCAACGGGCACTGCTTTAACAGATAACGTTAACGCCGCGCACACGCATACAATACCCGGACTAAGCATTCCTGCTTTGGCAACAACCTTGCCAAGTAGTGTCGTTAACTTTATAATTAAAATATAAATAGTTAACGGGAGGGAAAATGTTAACATATAAAGTTAAATATAGATTACCAGGTCATTTATTCTATAAAACAATTAAAAATGTTGTAGAAGATGATGTATTTGCAGAAGGAAGAATGAGATTTTTTACTACTATAGAGGATAAACGATTTGAGATACCTACTACTGCTGAGTTTAGTTATGGAAAAGATAGATTAACACTAATAAATTATAATATAAAACAACAAAATAAATAAAGAGTATAGCAATACTATGCGGAGTAATTATGTCAGACAACATAAGAGAGTTAGATCAAGTGCAAGCAGAACTAGACATTTTACATGAACGTTCTCAGACTAATAAAGCGAATATTTCTTCGCATGAAGCAGTGTGCGAAGTTAGACATAAGATTATTATGGAAAATATGGATGCTATATCTAAAGAACTTAAAGTTATCCATGCTAAACTTAATGATGTAAGTGAGCTTGCTACTAAAGGTAAAACTTCATTACACACCTTGCTATGGGCCGGTGGTGTTGTTGCTGGATTAGTAACTATTTTCTCTATTATTTATAATATGTTACCTAAATGAATATAAAATTTTTTAAGATTAATGTAGATAAGTTATGCAGTAGGCTTCCTCAATCTGTAGTTTTTAATGAATCTCAAAAAGCTATGTTACAAGGATTAGAAGAAAATAGATTTTTTGTACATGTAGCTGCTCGTCGTACTGGTAAGTCCTATTCAGCTGCTATTATTGCTTTTGCTAAACTACTAGAGCCTGGTCAACAAGTTATGGTAGTTGCTCCTAACTTCTCACTATCTTCTATTATCTGGGACTATGTTACTGATTTAATTAAAAGCATGGAACTTGAAGTAGATAAATTTAATCAAAAAGATAAAGTGGTCAAACTTATAAATGGTTCTATATTTAGACTATTATCTGCTAATAATAGAGATTCACTAGTTGGTCGCGCTGCTAATCTACTAATTGTAGATGAAGCTGCGATTATACCTCATGACGAATATTTTACCCGTGACTTACGTCCTGCACTATCTACTTTTAAAGATTCTAGATGTTTATGGATTTCTACTCCTCGTGGTAAAGGTAACTATTTATACGAATACTTTATGAGAGGCAAAGATGATGAATACGATGAGTGGGGATCTTCTATACATACTTGGAGAGCTAATCCTTTACTATCTGAAAAAGATGTTATGGAAGCTAAAAGAACTTCTACAAGAGCACTTTTTGCCCAGGAATATGAGTGTGAGTGGACTACCACAGAAGCACAGATATATGAGTATTTAGATGAAACAAAACATATTGATGATTATGCAGAAAATAGATACTCA